GCGATGCTCCGGCGTCTCGACGACTGATTGCCCGTCCGCGCTCAGCGGGTGGAGGACTGATCACTTGGGTAAGGAACTCGACGAGAGGGCGGAAGCCCTCCGAGCCGAGGTCATGGCTCTTGCAGAGGAGCTCCAGGACAAGGAAGACATGCCGGCGGACCGCATCGATGCGATCCAGACGGCCATCACCACCAAGTCGGCCGAGATCGACCGACTCGAGGCAGACCAGCGCGCCGCCAAGGTCGAGGAGCAGGTCAAGTCGCTCGACGACCGCATGAAGGCATTCGCCCGCGAGAAGGCTTCGGCCAAGGCGCAGGCGATCCTGCAGGGCGGCATCGGCTCCAACGCCTCGCCATCCGTCAAGAGCGTCGGCCCGTACAACGAGGTCAACTGGCTCTCGGCACTCGTCAACCGGCGCCAGGGTGACACCGACGCGCAGGAGTTCGTGAAGGCCGTGCTGGGCACGTCCGTCGCGACCGGCCTTGCCGTGGTGCCCAACAACTTCGTCTCTTCGCTGGTCAACGCACTGGCGCAGAACAACATCTACCGCGAGTTGTTCAACGTCGTCGACGGTGTGACCGGCGCAGGCGTGGACATCCCCTACGAGCTCACCGGCATCACCGCCGCGCTGCTGCAGGGCGCCTACGGTTCCAACAAGGACGTGCGTGACTTCCAGTTCGCACGGGCCACCGCGACGCTCTACACCATCGCCCAGATCGCCGACGTCGGCAACCAGCTGCTCCGCCAGTCCAATGGACAGGCCGAAGCCGCTGCACGCCGCCGCCTGTCCAAGTCGATCGCCGCGCTCGAGGCGACCTACATCACCAACGGCACAGGCTCGTCCCAGCCGTTGGGCTTCTTCCAGGCCTTCCTCGCCTACGGCGATCCGGCGGCCTTCAAGACGACCCTGTCGTCCGAGTCGCGAGCCGCTGCCATCGGTCGCGGTATCTCCGCGCTCGAGGCGCGCGGGATCATCGCCTCGGAGTCCAACCTGTGCGTGGTCATGCACCCGACCGACTACTGGGAGATGGCGACCGAGACGCTCGGCTCGTCAGGTTCCGGCGGTTGGGCGTTCGACCCGGCGGCAGGCGCGGCCGGCAGCCCTCCAGGCCCCACGGTCTGGGGTGTCCCGGTCCGACGTGACGCCTACTGGCCGGCGGCTCAGATCGGCACGGCGCTCATCATCGAGCGATCCGAGGTCGACATCTACACCGGCCAGAGCTTCCGGATCGACGTCAGCGACGCGGGCAACCGCTTCGACCAGAACGTCACCGGGTTCCGCGCGGAAGAGGAGTTCGGCTTCAACGCCGAGCCGTACGTCCGCTCGGGTCGCGTCCAGAAGGTCATCGGCATCTAGCCGAGGACCCCATTACATGGAGCCGGGCGCGTATGAGCGCCGCGCCCGGCTCTCCTCACTTGCGCTCAGACACGGAGGCGCTCAGCCGTGGAACCCCAAGACGAAGACGCGGCGTTCGAGAGGACGTCCGAAGCCATCCGGCGCCAGAAGCAGCCGGAGACCATCGAGCTACACGAGGTCGAGACGCCGCACGGCAACCCGGCCAGGTTCAAGACCCGATCCGGTACATCGGACCTCGCGACGGTCGGGGCAAGCAATAGGCTGTGGGGCAACCTCGTCGACGAGTACCACATCCCGTCCGGGTTGACCGGCTGGGCGCTGGACGTCGGCGCGCACATCGGCTCGGTGACGGTGCCGCTGCTGCTGGACAATCCCGAGCTCCGCGTTGTGGCAGTCGAGGCGGTCCCACCGAACGTGGACCTGTTGCTCGACAACCTCGCTCTCAACGGCGTCGAGGGCCGCTGCTACGTGATGTCAGCGGTGGCATGGGATAAGGGCAGATACCTCGACGTCGAGTATGGATACACCGGCTCCGAGGTGGCCGAGACCCACGCCTACATCGGATCGGTAACGCCGTGGATGGATGCGCCTGGCGACAAGGTCAGCGCGTCCGTCAGCGTGCTTACACTCAAGGCAGCCATCGACCTGACCGAGGGTCAGGGCTTCGTCTGGGTCAAGACCGACTGCGAGGGCTGCGAGCACCGTTTCTTCAAGGGCCCACTGCTCGCCAAGATTGGCATCATCGAGGGCGAGTGGCACGAGCGGGACGGCAGCCCCGAGTCGTTCGCCAAGCAACTGAGCAAGACCCACGTCGTGACGTGGGAGCAGGGCATCGGCGGCGGGCCGTTCAAGGCGGTCCCGCGATGAACATCGTCCTGCTCGCCAGCCACGCGGTCGCCGAGTACGACGACCTGCGGATGTTCACCGACCTAGGCTTCGACTGCTTCGCCCCGGGCGGCTACGAGGTGCCGGGCTCGGAAGGAGAGGGCATCCGACCCCCGCTCCCAGATGCTCCGCATCACCCGGACCTCGTAGCCCGCCTCCACGAGGTTCGCGCCGAGCGCGGCGACCCCGGCCCCGCCATCGACTGGGGCAAGGCGGCGCTGCACGACGACATCATCGACTGGGCGGACGCCATCATCGTCCACCACTTCCCCGACCGCTGGATCGGTGGGCAGTGGGAGCGCATCAAGCACAAGCGGGTGATCTGGCGCACCTGCGGCCAGTCGGACCCCCGGCTCGAGGAGTTCATGGCGGGCTTCCGCGGGCTGCAGATCGTCCGCTACTCGCCCAAGGAGCGCTACGCCTTCGAGAAGGTCGGCTGCTTCGCCGGTGAGGATGTGGTCATCCGGTTCGGCAAGTACCCCGACGATTACGGGCCGTATGTCGGTGACTGGAAGGTCGTCGGCAACCTCACCCAGGACATGCTCGCGCGGGGCGACTCGACGGGCTTGAGCTCCTGGCGTAAGTACACCGAAGGCCTGCCGACGATGCCCGCCGGCAAGGGCTCCGAGCACCTGCCCGGTGGGGTGGGCGCGCTGTCGTATCCCGACATGCTGGAGTACCTGCGGCGCATCCGCACCTACTTCTACACGGGCACGATCCCGGCCAGCTACACGCTCGGGCTCATCGAGGCGATGCTGTCCGGTGTGCCGGTGGTGGCCTTCGGCCTGCTGCCGCCATCGCTCGACTGGCAGTGGGTCGCGGATATCTCCGAGGCCGAGGACATCGCCAACCCGGGGCTGCTGCTCCACCACATCCCGCTCGACGCCTATCTGCGGAGCCACGAATACGCCGCGCGGCGTGGAGCCGAGCAGCGGGCGCGGGCCATCGACCTGTTCGACGTCGCGACCGTCGGCCAGCAATGGCGCGAGTTCTTGTCATGAGGCTCCTCGCCGACTACCACCACCACGACCTCTGGGAGTCGCTGGAGCTCCTGTGCGACCGGCTCGGCTGGGAACTCGTCCGGCCGATCGGCATGGACTGGTTCGACGAGGGCTACTGGAACTTCGAGCGGCAGTGGCACGGCGACGCCGTAGCCAAGCAATACCTCATGCCGTGGGACTCCGATGACTTCTCCTACAAGGATAGGATCGGGGCACGTTACGACCCGAGCCACGATCGTCGTATCGGACTAGTCACCCTTGACGTAGCGCGGGACCTCAAGCCCGACATCGTCATGGCGTCGGTGGCCCACAACCACGAAGGTTTCCACCGCTTCGCGCGGGAGGTCGGCGCCAAGTTCGGGCTGCATCTGGGGAACGTGCGCTTCTCACCGATCGACATGGCCGAGGATCGCTGGGACCTCGCCGACTTCGGCATCGTCACCAGCATCCTGCCGGCTCCGGTGGACAAGCCACACGTCGTGGTCCATCAGGAGTTCAGCCTCGAGGACTTCCGCCATGAGCCGCCGCCCGACAACGACCCGATGGTCGTGTCGTCATTCGTCAACTGCTTCCCCGAGAACGTCAACGCCTACGAGGGCTGGAAGGCGGTGGCGGGGATCAGACCGCAATACGACTGGAGGGTGTTCGGCGCCTACGGTTCTGTAGCGCCCGACGAGTTCGCCGCCGGCAACCTCGACAAGTGCGCCGCTGTCGGCGATGCGATGCGCGCATCGGACGTCGCTTGGCATACCAAGCAGTGGTCCGACGGCTTCGGCCACGTCATCCACGACTGGTTCGCGGTAGGACGTCCGGTCGTCGGGCATGAGTGGTACTACAAGAACCAGCTGGCCGGTCCGCTGTGGCAGGAAGGCGTCACGTCGTTCGACCTGACCGACAAGTCGCCCGACGAGGTCGCGGGGATCATCGACCGGCTGTACAACGACCCCGACCTGCGGCTGCGGATGGGTGAGAACGCCGCCGCCCGCTTCCGCGAGGTCGTGGACTTCGACGAAGAGGAACAGGCGATCCGGCGCATGTTCGAGGCGGTCCTGTGAGGCTGCTCATCTTCGGCCACTACAGCCACACCGGCTTCGGCGTGGTCACCGAGTCGCTCGGGGCGCGCTTCCGCCAAGCAGGCATCGACCTCCGGGTGATCGCGGTCAACCACCGCGGCGAGCCGGTCAAGGGACCGCTCGCCGGGTGTGTCTGGCCGGCCAACATGTACGGCGAGGGCTTCGGCGGCAACTGGTCGGCCGAGGCCATCACCGGCGAGGTGTGGAAGACCCTCGACCCGGGCGACGACTGGAAGCCCGACGCGGTGCTGGTGATCTCGGACGTGTCGGGTCTGCTCGGTCATATCGGGCGCGGCATCGACGCATGGCGCACCGTGCCCGTCTACCACTACTGCCCCATCGAGGGCGACAACCTCACCCCTGCCTGGAAGGGCATCTGGGACATCTTCACGCCGGTCGCCATGTCCGACTACGGCGCGCGGGTCATCGAGGAGCTCATCGGCCGACCCGTCACGCGCATCTACCACGGCGTCGACACCGAGACCTTCTACCCGGTGTCACCGGGCAAGCCGATCCGGTTCGACAACGACACGCTGCGGTCCAAGGACGACTGCAAGGGCAAGTTCGGCATCGGGCGCGGGCGCAAGGTCATCCTGCGGACCGACCGCAACGTCATCCGCAAGAACTACCACGCGCTGTTCGAGGCGTTCGTGCCCATCGCTCTCGGCGATCCCGACGTCGATCTCGTGCTGCACTGTCGGGCCATCGACCCGGAAGGCATGGACCTCGTGCAGGAGATACTCCGACTGCCCGAGCCCATCCGCAACCGCATCGTGTTCACCAACGCCCACGACACCTTCAAGGGCTTCCCGGTCGAGGGGCTCAATGCCCTGTACAACGCCGCCGACGTGTACATGACCACCACCGGCGGCGAGGGCTTCGGGCTCACCCTGGCCGAGTCGCTGGCGGCGGGCGTGCCGGTCGTCACCACCGGCTGGGCGGCCGAGATAGAGGTGGTCGGCGGTGGCGGCATCTGTGTCCCGCCGCTCCACGACTCCTACGGCGAGGTCGTCCGCTACCACTCGGGCTATGGGATGGACTGGGCGGTACCCGATCCGCGCGCCTTCACCGAACCCGTCCTCAGCCTGCTGTCACATCGTCAGCGGCGCATCTCGCTCGGCGCGATGGGACGGCTCCACGTCCAGCGTTCCTTCTCATGGGACACCGCCACCGACCAGTTCCTCGACCTGTTCAGTCAGGCGAAGGAAGCCGCCGCCTAGGGTGCTCCTTCGCCTCCGAGCGCAGGTGTTGGTGGCGATAGAGGTCTACCGCTAAGGACGTGACGTGCCAGTCTCGGCCGACCTTCACGGCCTTGAGTGAGCCGCGGGCGATAGCGCCTCGTAGGTTGTCGGGAGTGGTGCCGAGCATGGCGGCGGCTTCCTTGAGTGTCACGGGTCCCTCCGCAAACGGGAAGGGCTCCGGGCGGTCTTGCCGCTCACCGGAGCCCTTCTTCATCTCGACCGGCCTTCCATCAACTTAGGAGGTCTGGCGTCGATCTGATGTACGTACCTTACGCCTACGTAAGCACGTTGTCAATACCCTAGCGTAAGAAGTTATCCACAATCGATGGGGTACTAATGCCGCTGCCTACCGTATCCGATCTCAAGACGTACCTCGGCATCAGCGGGGCGCAGGACGACGCGCTCCTGGCGCAGTGCATCATCGACGCGGTGGGCAAGGCCGAGCGTGATACCGGCCGCGTGTTCGCCGCGGCGTCGAACGTCCGCACGACCTACTCGACCGACGGCCAGGCATGGCTGACGGTCCACGACCGCCCGTTCACCGATCCCAGTCGGACCGTGACCATCCAAGGCGTGACCTCGACCGAGGGCACCAACGTCTGGTTCCTGCCCGACCGGCGCGACCAGAACATCACGGCGTCGGTGCAGCTGCGTTACTTCGACCGGAGCAGCGCTGACTGGTACAAGGCCGACCCGTACTGGTTCGACAAGAACCTCGACAACCCGCGCGCCTTCGGGGGGTCGCCCAACGACCTCGTCATCACCGGGATCATCGGGCACCCGTTCCCCGACGACGACGTGGTAGGGGCCATCCGCCTACTCGAGGCGTGGCTGTACTGGAATGCCAAGTCCGGGGCATCCGGAGTCGTCCAGCTACCGACCGGCGAGAACCTCGACCTCGAGGCTGAGCCGCCGAGGTATGCCGAGTTCGTCCGCAACTGGAAGATCAGGACAGCGGTGGCATCACCATGAGCGTCAAGGGGATGCGCCAACTCAAGGCGCGCATGAAGGCCATCGGCGAGACGTCGATCCTGCTTCGCCAAGTCCAGCTGGACACCATCGCCGAGGCCAAGGCCAAGGTACCCCGCAAGACAGGCTTCCTCGGGCGCAGCATCGTGCCAGGCAACGTCACCGACACCCTCGCCATCGTGTATGTCAACGCGCCCTACGCGGCGGCGGTCGAGTTCGGGAGCAAGCCGCACGTCATCCTGCCCAAGAAGGCCCGCGTGCTGGCATGGCCGTCGTCCGAGGGCTCGCGGCGGCTGTCGGGTCGGGCGCGCAAGGGCACCACGTCGGGTGACATGACGTTCGCCACCAAGGTCAACCACCCGGGCACCAAGCCGCAGCCATTCGTCGTGCCCGCCGCCGAGGATGCGCTCCGCAAGCATGGCGTCGAGGGCATCGTCAAGGCCTGGAACGACGCCGGGTGAGCACGACCTTTCGTCAGGACCTCGTGGCCGCCATCGTCGCCTCGCTCGACGTGTTCATCGCGGCCAACCCGACGCTGCTGAAACGATCCGAACTGGCTCGACCACCGTCGGTCATCGGTGACATGCCGTTGGCGTTCGTGGACAGCCGCGACGAGCGCATCCACTGGACCCGCGGCGTCATGGACCGGGTGATGACCGTGCCCATCGTCATCGTCTGGCCGATGTACGACAACGTCGAGACCGTCCGCAAGGTCGATGTGCTGGTCGACGCCATCATCGACCACTTCAACACCAACTCGCTCCACTTCGTGGACAACTCGAGCTGGAGCGACGTGACCATCGCCGACGAGGACTATCCGGTCGCGTCGGATGACGGAAGCGTCCGTCACTTCTATGCCACGCGCATGACGTTCGTGGTCAGCAAGGGAGAAGGTCGGGCGTAGGCCGCGACTAAGGAGGTACCAGCGTGTCTGTCAGCGGCCTGCAGAGGCTTAGGAAGCTCCAGATCGGTTATCAGGCCAGTTTCGCGAGCAACACCAGCGCAACGAAGGCGCTGCCGTATCGCGGTGCGATCGAGATCGACCCGCAACTGACCGACCCCGATGTGGACGTCGGCTCGCTCGACCCGATCCTCGCGCCGTTCGCGGGTGCCGCCAACTTCACCTCGACGTGGGACGGCAACCTCGCCTACAACGATGCGCCAGACCTGTGGGCAGGCATCCTCAAGGGTGCCGTCACCCCCACCGGTACTACGGCCCGCACGCATACGTTCCAGGCGGCGTCGTTGACACAGGACACCTTCCCGTACGCGACGTACCAGTG